ACAGCACCTCCGTTCATGGGGGATATTGGTCAGTTTTCGGAACATGTCATCACGCTCTGGGAAAGAATCTCATCCCAGCTAGGGTATGTACCTGTCTATAGACCAACGACAGCCTATGGTCGGATTTCAATGAAGTCCGGACCCAATGGGCCATTCGCTTGGTGGAGACAGGGTGCGGACGCATTAGCATGGAGTTTGTCACCAAGGAACTATATCCTGGAGCTTTGTGCTCTTTGGAGACTGGACGATTTCGCCCAGAAGTTCACGTCGGCGATGACTACAGCTAATCGGTTTTGGGATGCTGCTAAGCATCCCCCGCATACCTTCGCTCTAGGCTCGCTCGCTCTGTTGAGAGAAGCGGCAGGTAAGATCCGGCCCGTTGCTATGGTTGACATTTGGACGCAGTGGATCCTCAAGCCTCTACATGATTGGCTCCTTGAAATGCTAAGGGAGCTCCCGACTGATGCCACATGGGATCAGGAGGGGGTCCTCAAAGGTTTCGTGGAGCGGTTAGGGCCCGATCGGAAATTCTTCTGTTACGATCTTAAGAACGCAACAGACCGAATCCCGATGGCCTTATATGTAGAGATGTTCACCCCGCTATTAGGGAAACCGATAGCGGAGTTATGGGCATGCTTGCTTACAGATCGCTGGTACGAAACACCAAGTGACGCGCAGGAGGCCGGGTACCCTTCGAGGGTACGATATACGAGAGGTCAGCCCATGGGGGCATACTCGTCTTGGGCATCGTTAGCTTGGGTGCACCATTTCCTAGTGCAATTAGCCCACTTGGAAGTGGGTGGATCAGGGTTCTTTCTCGACTATCTCGTCCTAGGTGATGACCTTGTCATTGCCGTTGAGGAGGTGGCCTTGAAGTATCTGCAGCTTTGTGAAGCGTTCGGGATAACCGTAGGTCTCGCGAAAAGTTTTACATCCGTAGGACTTATCAACTTCGCGAATAAAACCTATTGGAAATCTACGAACGTTAGCCCTCTTTCTCTGAAGGAGGAGCTGTTAGCTGCGTCTTGGCCAGCCAGAGTGTCCCTTGCCTCTCGAGTTACTGACCTATGGTACGCCATAGGAACTGAGGAAAGAACCCACACCGTTCTTCGGAACATGGTGGGTCCATCTGTATGGACTGCGTTGCAGTCGGAGCTTCAAGCTCCGACACCGCACGGAGTTGTCAGTGCATTAAGCCTTGTAGCGCTTAACCCTCTGGCTCTCGGAAGAGCCAAAACGTTAAACACCCAGGTCATTAGTGATTGGTTAAGGACTCACGTCCTGAAACCAGTTCAGACCTTCGGCTCTCTGACTCCTGACTTCTGCGTACAGCTGCTGCTGATCTTC